CTTCTTCAATAAGCGTTTCCAAAAACTACCTGAGATACGAGATTGGTCTGACAAAGAGTTAGACGAATGGCTTTCGTATGTCCACTTAATGTTGCAAGGAGGCAATAATGAAACAAGTTAATACCATATCGTTTGAAGAATTTTTAAGTTCCATAAAGTGCGAGGACGATGAGTTAGAAGTGTACAAGAGATTGGTCTATAGTCGATGGATATCGTCAATGACTATGGAAGATGATTCGGTATTGGTGACTCCATACACTTTGACAATTTGGTTTTTGCATAACGGATTCCAAGCAGGTAGAGAATTAGACGATGAATTGTTCTCGTCTTGGGATAATACATTTGTCATATTAAATAGTTCCACACTACAATTAACTAACCAAGAGGTGCAATAATGAGTTTTAACGGAATAGATTTTATTACCATCAAGAAGAACCCCCTTCTTGGTACGCTGACTATCCACACAAGGGGTGCGTCATTCTCAGTCATCATTGATGGCACACGCAGTGCCAATGATGTTCTTGACTCGTTATCAAGCGTATCTCAGGTTATCGCTGAGGCTCTTGGATACCACAATGAAGAAGCGAGGCGAGCCGAGATGGAGGCTATAGAACGCAGGGATAGAGATTTAAATAACAAAATCATCGAAGCCGATATCGAGGCTTCACATCAACCACCCGAGGGAGCACCCTCAGAACCACACGAAGAGGAGAGATTATGATTTACAAAGTAGACGAAACTTCAGGAGAGGTTATTGCGGTTAGAGAACCCTCTCAGTTTCACGGAAGAGACATATCAGAATGGCTTGAGGCTCGCAAGAGAGGAGTCACAGGCACAGATGTGGGCAAGATTATGGGACTATCTCATTGGGGAACGTCTTATGATGTTTATGCTGACAAGATGGGTCTATCTCTTCCCATTGATGATAATGAACCAATGCTGTGGGGTCGATTGCTAGAGCCCGTAATTTTAAAAGAATATGCTGATCGGAATGACATTGAGGTCATCAAGCCCGAAGGAGCCATCATTGGCAAAGAAGATTGGATCATTGGTAGCCCTGACGGAATTGTTGTCACTAGACCTGAAGGTAAGTGGGGGTATGGAGTTGAAGTTAAGACAGGTGCTATCCGTAACCCTGCAGGTGAAAAGCGTTGGTCGAAAAAAGGTATCTTGCCTATTGTCATTAGCCCTGATTACGAATACCAATGTCGTTGGTATATGATGTTGTGCGACTTACCCAAATGGGAACTCGTTGCACTCCTCAATGGTAGTGACTTCAGAACCTATACGATTATGCGTGATGAAAAACTAGAAGAAGAAATGTATAATAAGTGTAAGGACTTTTGGTTCAACAACGTGTTAGCCAAAGTCCCCCCTCCTACGTCACCTAGTCGTAGGTTTTCTTAACCAAGGCAGGTATCAAACTGCCGACTTTATCGAAAGGAGTGCTTAAATGCCACTCACAATTTCCACCACAAGAAAAAGCGATTTCGAAATCGCACCCGAAGGCCCGACTATCGGTATCTGTTACCGAGTGATCGACCTAGGAACCCAACAAGTTGAGTATCAAGGAGAAAAGAAACTTGTCCCACAAGTTTGTCTCTTCTTTGAGATGCCCAATGAACTCACCAAAGATGGTCGTCCTAAGATCATCTCGAACACCTACACCCTCTCGCTTGGAGAGAAGGCTAAACTACGCCCTGTAGTTCGTGACCTAACTCAAGAGCCTGTGCCCAATCACATTGATGGCTTTGATATCTCTTGTCTTATTGGCAAGTCAGGTGTCGTGGACATCATTCACAAGGAAGGCCGAGATGGAAAGATTCGTTCTTACATTCAATCGGTTTCCAAGGTGATGAAGGGAACAGTTGTACCTGCACCCCATAACGAGCCCCTAGTCTTTGACTTGGGCAAGTATGATGCGGCTACGTTCTCTCGTTTGCCTGACTACTACCAAGGATTGGTCAAACAATCCAAGGAGTATCAGGAAATGTTCCCACCTTCTGATATCCCCTTCTAGGGAGATCAGATGATCATCATAGGAGACTACTCCAAAGCCTTTGAAGTTTGTTGGGCTCACTATGCTCAGACTTTGAAGCAACTGAGGAAGTTTGCTATGGACTACGGCGTGAGGGTAGATGAAGTTTATCTGCCCTCTTCCGCAGGTTCAAAGCAGATGGCTTGGGACAAGTGGCAGTTCTGCTTAAAGCAGATACGATTCAAGGAAGGTGCGGTTGATGAAGAACTCTTAATGCTAGCCGTTGAGTGTTTCTGTAACCAACGCATAGAAGAGTGCCACAAGTTAAAGAAAGTTCGTATGTCTATGATGGCGGTATTCCTTAACCCCACACCTAAGAACGATAGACAGCCTGAAATCTTAGATTTTATTATACTTGCTAAAGATAGCAAAGAAATGGAGAAGCAAAATGCTGAAGCCCCTAACACAAGAGGAAGATCCCCGATTATCGGACATTAAGAGATTGTTTTCCACTGTGGGAAACAAAGAAGTCCCTGGTTTTGGTGATCAACTTTTAAAAAGAAATAGACCCCTTATTTGTCCCGTATGTCGAGAGGTTTTCTACGCCTACGGAGACGCAAGGGCTCAACACACAACACCGATGTCCCAAGAGATGAACTCACCCGATTCTTCGGGGATTATCAGACCTAGGAGTACCTGTGGTAGCGTGGGTTGTTATGACGCTGAGTGGACGTACTGCTTTAGGACGAGTCCTTGGTTTTTGCAACGGCAAGAACGTATGAAGGAGAATGACACAAGTAAAAACAATCGTGCCCTATCAGAGCAACGAAGGGAGTTATTCGGTGAGAAACGATAGACTACACGAAATAAAAAAACTAATGTCGGATGTCAACAAAGAGCAAAAAAATATGTCTGATATGCGATCAGAAGTCTCTGGCGTTGCTCGTGATCTTGGTATGGGTGCGAACCATAGCGAGAACTGGTCAAGCGTGGTTGCGTTCCTTACTGGCTGGATTAAAGGATACGAGAAGGGAAGTGATTACTAATGACTTTCTTTGCTGGATCTCTTAATTGCAAGCCCGTTCCCAAGGGCCGACCTCGTGTTGGTAAGTGGGGTGGTGTGTTTACACCAAAGGAAACTCGTGCGTTTGAAAAACTTGTAAAGGATTGGGTCAAGGCTCTTCACACAAAGAAGCCTTCTGAAAAAGCCCTGAAGGTCAACATATCCTTTTATTTCAAGCGTGCCAAATCCAATACGAAAAAAATGCACACACAAAAACCCGACCTTGACAATGTGGCTAAGGCTATACTTGATTCCACAGAGGGCATACTTTTTGTAAACGATTCTCAAATAGTTGAATTGAATCTGAACAAATACTTTGCTGATTACGTTAACGAAGGATTCACGATTTCTATTTGGGAACAAGAATATGAAAATGAACTTAAACCAACTCAAACAAAAAAAAGAGGAGTTAAAAAATGAAATCCTTAAAATTAAATGGGGGCGACAAGCCACCCAAAAAGACTTGGATCGACTCCCTAGTCTGCAACAAGACCACGCCTTGGCTAGAGAAACAATTCATTATCTTGAAAGCGTTGCCGAGTGCGATGTGGTCTTTCAGTCGGGAAACTAGCACCATTGCAATGCTCGTAATTGGATTTGTTCTTGGTGTTTTTTGGAACGGAAATGATTACGAGAAGGCCGAGGCTCTAACCGAGCAGGCCTCCGTCATTTATGTTGAAGCCAGTGACCTTAAGGTCAAAGCCAACAAACAATCCTACGTCACGGCAAACCTAGAGAAAAAGGTAGCGGATAAGGATAAGGAAATTGAATACCTTAAGAGTCAGACAGCCGATGTGGTGAACCTCGTTGAACTTACCCGAAAACAAGACGAAGCCATCGCCCTGCGTGACGAGACGATAGTATCCCTAAAGGTTGAGAACAAACAACTTAGGGCCTCCCTACAGAAGATGGAGGACGCTTACTTAGTCCAAACGAACGCAACCGAGGCCTATAAAGAGGCTACAACGCAAGAAAAACTCATTTCATTTGGTTGGGGATCAGCCCTTGGTGCGGCCCTTGCCTTTGTTATACTTAAATAAGGAGGAACTATGTTTCCATTTAAAAAGATGAAGTCAGACAAAAAGCAGGACGAAATGCTTATGAAAGGTAAGCCCGCCTCTGCAAAGAAAGCCTTTATGAAAGCCGACAAAGTTGGCGATGCCAAATTGGCTAAAAAGGTTAAGGGCAAAAAGGCTTTTGTTAAAGCCGACAAAAAGAAAGACGAAATGCTTATGAAGAAAATTATGAAGGGAAAAAAATAATGCCGAACTATATGAAATACGAACCTTCTGCCCCCACGGATACCAATACCGAGGGTTCTAATCTTTCCTTGCCAATGGTCAACAGAGACCTAATTGCTGGAAACAAGAACCTTGATGTAAAAATGGATGATCCGTTTGGTTGCAAATCAACTCACGCAGACGGCAAAAAAGAATTTACTAAGTAAAATAAATTACCTGCTCGGTCAACGGGAAAAAGGTTTGACTGGGCAGGTCTTTAAATGTAACCTAGGTACTAACCTAAAGGAGTGCTATGCCCAAGGGCAAAGATTGTTACGTAAGATTAAGTTCACTACCTGAATGGAAGCACAAGGTCATCGAGGCTATTGAATCAATTTGCAATCGAGAAGAGTTTTTTACGACCGAGGATGTTTTTAAATTGTCTATTGCAAATGGTGCGACCATTCCTAATGGTGCTCCAAGCATTGCTTCGGTAATGCAGTTTATGAAGGCTAATGATTACTTTTATTTCTCAATAACTAATCGTAGGGTAGGCGTACCCTCACAACCCAAAAAGACAACGACTCTTTGGAAGAGTCACCTCTACAGGAGAAGTAATGAAAAAGTCGGATAAGGATTATAAAAAGAAACAAAGAAGGTCGGATAGAAGAAAACTGTTGCTATCGAGTGACAGAATGACGGACAAGGATATGATTCACTTACTCAACTCTGAGATTAAAGCCCTCAAGGGTGAGATAAGGAACTCGGTTGCAGACGAGATGACTGCCGCACAAATCAAGAGCAAAATCTTTAATATTGCGGACGGTGAAATCGAACCCCCTAAATGGTTATTGACTCCCAAGAAATCATCGGGCAAAACCCTAGGGATTCCTACCATCTTCGCCTCGGATTGGCACTACGGAGAGAAGGTATTCCCTGCACAGATTGAATTTTGCAATGACTATAACTTAGAGATTGCCGATCAACGCATACAAAACTTGGTCAACAACTCTATTGATATTTTGTTTAATCATTTATCTAACCCCAAATATGATGGGCTTGTTTTCCCCTTGGGCGGAGATATGTTTTCAGGTGACATACACGAAGAGTTGGCTAAGACCAATGAGATGCCGATGTTCCCAACTCTGTTAAGACTTACGGGCAGGATAGCGTGGGCTATTAAAATCTACGCTGACAAATTTGGTAAGGTCTTCGTGCCTGTCGTTGCAGGTAATCACGGAAGAACCACTCGTAAACCTACGCATAAGAACCGAGCCTTCGATAACTTCGATTGGCTCTTGGGTTGTATGTTGGCTAGAGAGTTTGCTAACGACAAACGAGTCACCGTACTTGTATCAGACGGAACCGATATCAACTACTCCATCTATGGGCATAAGTATCTCTTAACGCACGGAGATCAGTTCTCAGGAGGCGACTCCATCATTGGGGCTATTGGGCCCGTCACAAGAGGGGACTCTAAGAAACGAAGTAGAGAGTCTCAGATTGGCCGTCCCTATGACACGCTGATCTGTGGTCACTTCCATCAACTTGTAGTGATGAAGAAGATCATCATCAATGGCTCGCTTAAGGGCTACGATGAGTATGCCTACGCCCACAACTTCCCCTTTGAGGAACCCCAACAGGCGATGTGGTTAACCCACCCCGAACACGGCATTACTTTTAATATGCCAATCTTCACCGAGCAGTCTAAGAAAACGGTTAATCATAAACCATTGGAGTTTTAAGATGAACCGAGATTACTATACCCAAAAAGATAAAGACGCTGAAGAAATTGTAGCAAGAAAACTTGAAGAGCATTTCAAACTCAAACTCGTTAAGATGTCAGACACTTATGTATTAGATTACGTAATGGTAGATGACCAAAACAATGTGAAGGCTTTTATTGAGGTTAAGGTTAGGTATAAGTATTACCCTGACCCATTCATAACCACGATGAAGTATGTGGACTTGTGCAACATTAGACAGGTTACAGGCGTGCCAACCCTTATTGTTATGTCTTTCCCCGAAGAAGGTATTTTCTACAAGAGCCTAGATGGAAGCCAAAAGGTCAGGCAAATTGTAGGGGGTCGTAAGGATAGAAATGACGTTAATGATTGGGAAGCACAGACGATATTTGATCTAAAAGAGTTTGTTCACATATAGCGTCAACCCAAATTGTTGTTGGTATAATTATCACAGGAGATCCTTGTGGTAAAACCAAAGAAAAAGTTATCTGCCTTTAAGGCTATCAAAAAGAGTGAGTTTAGAAAAACTCCTCCGAGTATGTATGAAATTGGTAAGGGTATGGTAGCCCCACAAGATATGAAAAGAGTAGTTGATGCAGGTTCTAAACAAGGCTCAAAGT